AGTATTTAGTATATTTAAAGGTTTAGTATAAACTATAAATGGATTCTATTTATCTGTGCTTCCTATATAATATATGGCTTTATTTAAACCATAATCAAATAATAATTGAGGAATTTGAAAATGAGCAACTGGATCACTACCACAATTAGTAGCATTGCAACCACATTTATCTAAACTATCACAATCAACTGGAATACAATTCAAAGACATTAATAAATCTTGAATTGGAAGTATTCCTTTTACCATATATTCTTTAATAATTAACAAACGCATGTCTATAATATCCTATTCAAGCTATTCTATAGACATTGACATATTCTAATGATAACCACGTAATCCACTTCGTACATCATTAGCTATAGCGTCTGCTAATCTTCTAATTGAATTCCAAGCCATAATAAAAATAATAAAAGCTGAGATAGGCCGTTTGGCCCAGCCCAGCTTTATTGATTATTGAGCGCTAGCATAAGGATCTGCAAGAGCATCATCTGCATCAGTCTTAGCAGTAATTAACTTTTCTAACTCAGTTTTAAGGGTAGCTACATTTGTACCTTGGTCAAGTACATAGAATACATGAGTAGTAACACTTGTAGCTCTTTGACCAACTACTTGTCCTGCAATACCATCTCTTTCTACACACATTCTAACAATAAATTGAGTGTATTGTCCACCAACAATAGGCATCTCATTCTTAGTAGGAGCCCAGAAAGCAGTATTTGCAGCTGTAGGAATTCTAAGATTGTGCATAATCCAATTATAATCACCAAATGCTTCAGCACCAGGAACAATACCTACTTCATTGTCAGCTAAGTCACGAAGACCATTAAAGTCCATAGTCTGAGTTCCAGGAATCACAGTACCATCTTCATCAGTAGTATATACCAAAGGAACTCCTGTTATAACATCAACAAAAGCACCGTTGTTATTGCAACAGTCAATCTGAGAAGCATTGGGATCATATTTTTGCAAAGAAGCTTTAGTAATAACTTGATAGCCATTTACACCTTCAAAAGTTATTTTTCCACTATTAGCAGAAACATCAAGTAATTTTTCCTAAGCAGTAAATAGCATATACTTATTAGCAATTTTTACAATCCTTGTAGCAATAGCTTCAGCTGTATCTGTAGCTAAAATAGGAAATTCAATATACAAAGGCTTTCCTTTATAAACAAGGTCATTTGCATAGAATGAATCTTGAGAACCCATAGTTAAACCAAGATATAAAGCAATTCTATAACTTCCTTCCTAAACATCTTTACTATCAGCAGTTACTAATTCGATTGCTTTAGCAATATCAAATTCTACTTTAGCAAGACTTTCTACAGTATGATTCTTTAATTGGAAGCTAATAAGATTTTCTTTATTAAATCTAACATTTCCGATTCTAATCTCAGGATTTTTAGTTCCATCTTTTACAATTACATTGTAACCTTTAGTAGCTGTCTTAGCTTTAATTTCTGAAGTTTTAGCTACAATAATTTGATTAAAAATTGTCTAAGTTGTAAAATTAAACATAATTTAAAAAATTTTATTTATTAAGCCTGCTATTGAGCAACAGGTTCTGTCTATTGTTGAGCTGGATTGGCAATAGACTGACTAACTACTGGGTGAGTCTATAATCTTGTTAGCTCACTAATATTTTCCATAATAAGATGTACCAACTCATTTACTATCTCTTGACAAACATCATCTGGATATTCTAACATCTAAGAAGTATCTTCTGTTCTGTCAATTTGTTGTTGTGTAAGCCGTATATTCTAAGGATTTTTAATATAATCAATATAAACCTTTTTAAGTTCAAATACAGAGTCATCTGAACCATATCTTATTTCAACACGTACTTCTGAAACATTACCATATCTTACCTCAGCACTTCTTTCAACATTACTAACCGACTATGAAGAATTATCTCCAAGTTGAATGTTAATAGTTTTAGGAGTTCCAGTGGCTTCAATAATAGTATTTCCGTTACCGTCTACCCAATTCTTTTCCTACTCACCATGGGATTCTAATTTATTAAAATCAGTGCCCTTTCCATCTTCGTAAGGATTAGTTGGATTTGTAGATTTGGTAAATCCTTCATTAAGTATTTTATTTACATTATGAATATAATAGTAAGGTTTTTTATAACTAGGTTGATTCCAGAAGTTATCAAGTACTTGTGAGTACATGTCAGATGTTAAACGAGTAGCAGCAGCTCTCCAAGTATCTCCTGCATTATAACATTTATAAGTTTTTTTAACATTATAAATACAAATACAATTAAGAATATGTCGATAATCTGAAGGCATTATTACTTCATAAGTTGCCATATTTCCACTTGTAGTTAACTCATTATAAGCGTCAATTTTAGTAGGTTTAAGTATGGCAGTAGCTTTAAGTACTCTTAAATCATCTGTAGTTTGTTGATTTATATCGTAAATATTATATCTTTTATTAATATAATTATTTACAGCCTTATTAGCAAAGTAATTAAACTATTCTAATGTTATATTAGGTGCATTTTCTTTATTAATCTCTATTAGAACAGCTTCATATAAATCGCGTGAGGTCATTATAGACGTTAATTAGTTATTTTTTAGTATCCACTAATTCGGGATAAGTATCTTGTTTGATGAGTTTTAATACTCCAGCATTCTTAGGATCTTTTAAGAATAATATGACAGCTTCGTCAGTTGCCCCAAGAACTACATCAGCATAATAATAAACTTTTCCTTTATAAGCAATTACATGTTTATCTCTTGCTTCAATAAAAAGTAATCTAATTGAAGTATCTCCTCCAGTATAAAGATTAATAATCTTTTCTGGGTCTTGTTCAGCAATCTGAATTAAGTACTCAGTTACATCGGCATCAGGCATATGATCCATTCTATGTCCAAGCAATCTTGCTTTAAGAACTCTTCCCTCAGCTCCACGTTCATCACCATAAATATAGGATTGAGCATCAAAAATAAGCTTTTTACGTGATACTCTACGGGTAGCTTCTACACCAGGACGTTCTACATAGAGTTCTGCAATTCCATAACGTTTAGCATCTCCATTAATTAGAGAGTTTCCTTTAGAATCTTTAGCATAATAATCAGGAGCAATAAATGGATTATGTTTAATTGCTTCCCAAATAAAGTTATCTCTTGGATTGTCTAAATCAAAGGTAGTGCCATCAGTTATATTAAACTCAGCATTTTCCTTAATAAAATATCGCATATTAGGGTCTTGTCTGTCTTTATCAGAAAGAACCATATCTCCATGATTATCCACACTTTTTACACAAGGAGGAAAAGTCCCTGTTTCTGGATCTATACTAGGTTGCATTTTAATAACAATACCAACCTTGCCTCTTACACTTCTGAGTACTATCTTATTTGATAAATTAATTTCTTCTTTCTTTGTCATATTATTCATTAAATTCATTAAATTATTAATTTATTGAAATAGGACCTCCAGAAATATTCTGGAGGTTGCTATTTCAACATCATCTGTTATCTTTCGTTACTAATTTCTTAAAAAACTACCTCAAATTTCACGCATGATATACGATCTATAAGGATTAAACACAGCAATGCTTGAATATCCCCACAGAATTCTCTTCGCACCAGCTACAGGAGTAGATACTTCACCAGATTCCAAACCTGTAAGACCACCTACACCTTTAATGTACGAAGACATCATATCACCGCCCTTCAAAGTAAAGAGAGCGATAGGAGGTTGTGCAGAAGTTGCATCAGCTGTCAAGTCGAGAGCAAGAGCATAACCCTTATCACCGTATTCTCTTGTAAGAGTTCTATCGACCTTAAAGCTAATTTCATTACCCTACCATCTATATGTATCGAATCCTTCTGCACCTACTTTTACATAACCATTAGCAGCCTTAGACCAGAGATAAGTACCATCGGTATGATATTGTGCTAGATGTTGATCAAGCACCTCGCCAATCTCATACCAGAATGCCTCATTACATAAGAACAAATTGCTTCAATTTATATTTTCATATAAAGCTAGATCATATCTTCATCTTATTTCTTTTTATTTAAAGGTGGAATATTATCAGTATTTCCATAAAAATACCTCCAGCGATAACCTCCACAATGTTTTTGTGTTCCTTTAATACAAGCAATAATATTAGAACTAGTTTTTAAATTATGTGCTCTTGCTGCTTCAGCTAAAGTTGTATATGATTCTAAAAAATTTCCATCATCATCATATTTTGCAACCGCAGCGTAACATTTATTTGTTTTAAATTCAAATTTAGGTTTAAAACTCCAATAATATCCATATGCTTGATTTACTTTTTCATAACAACAATTATTAATAGCTACTCTAACTGAATTTTGTTTTTCTGGAAAACTTTGAGATGCAATAGTTGCAGATTTCCAACATTTAATTAAATTTCCTTGTAAATCAAATTGATATACACTTTTTTCTTTAAGTGTTATTGGTTCTATATTTGAATTATCCCCATTATAATATCTCCACTACCATTCTCCAGCATATTTAGATACTCCTAATAAACAATTAGAAATAGAAGTAAGATTTAGTTGCTCTTGTGCATCTCTTATACATTCCCAATTTCTTATAAAAGTTCCATCAATAGAATATTGAGCTATGGGTTTTTTAAAAGTATTCCATATTCCTTTTTTTCCTCCCAATACTCTATTATATGTATCGGATCTTTTAATAAAATCTAAAGTGACTAATTCTCCTTCCTTTTTATATGCTGCGTCTTCTCCAGCTTCATTATCTGGAAATTCAAATAAAGTTTCCCTTTTAAAATTTTTATAACCATATTTTCTTAATGCTTCTGGTAATCCACTTTTATCTTTTTTTCTTTGATTTGTAGGATAACAACCACAGCCATAATAATGGTCAAAAATATCTATATTGGTTCTATGTACTCCAATATATATATAGTTATTAATTAAATTTGTTGTTTTATATACAATATATTTTATATTCATAAGATGTAAAACATTTGATCGTTGAACATTCCCATCTTTCATGGGCCTATGATGCTGGTTATCTTTTAAGAACTTCCAGCAGTTTGAATTATCTTTTTTCATAAATATTACTATTTACGCCACCATTTATTCTAGTGGTTGCCTGTAGGCTTCTCAGCCTTTTCATTCAAAGCATAAATAGCTGTTCTAAGTTGACTAATAGTTAATTTATTATAAGCATATTTACTAGCAAAGGCTTCTACCTGTGGTATTAAACCATCTGAAATGTAAATAGGTCTACCAGTATCAGGCTCAACTATTGTAGGTTTGCCATCTGCTCCTACATTGCCCTTACTAAATAACAAAGCTTGGTTTCTACCTACCAAGAAGGTATTTAACAAGTCTTTTTGAAGTCCATCCATCTTATAGATAGAAGTATTCAAATTATTCTTGTCTTTTCCTTCAGCAATCTGAATAAAGGTATTTTCCATAGCAGCATACCTTTCAGAATAGCTAGCATCAAAACGGTGAGTCTGAATATAGCCGCGATGCTTTTCCACATTTGATTGCCACTTTGTATAACCTTCCTCGTGCATTTCAGGAACATTGGCAGTAATCCAACGAGTCTTCATTCCAGGTTGACAAGCACTTACATCAAGAAGAGTATCATAGTTGTTAGCAACCAAACGTACTACACATTCCCAATATCGATCACCTTTTCTCTAAGGACGTGCTACAACCATGCACTACTGACCAGATTCCTCAATCTTAAAGATGTCATACTTTTCATAATAACGTTCTGTAAAAGCCATGATGATTTCACTACCGCCAGCTCCATCACCTTCAGGCAATGCTGCAAATTCGATACGTTTAATATAATTTGTTTCGATACCAAATTCATACATAAACGCATTCAAACTTTGGTACTTATTACCACTACCTTTACCACCTTGGTAAAATATATTTCTAAGAGATTCAGTAAGGAAAGATGCTGTTAGATCTGTATAAAGTCTTGATACAATACCAAGTTCATGAGGTCTAACACCGAGGTACTTATAAAAGTCCTCATAAGTTCTAGTATCCTTACTAATTCTTTATAATTTCTTATAAAGTCAGACTATATCATCATTAAATAGCTAATGTTCTGTGTATAGTCGTTGAACTTCTTCCAAGCTGCTGATTGTCTTTAAAGAGTTTTCAGCAATTTACAGAATTTAAAATGGGCAATACTACTTACCCATTGTGGGAATATTAGAAACAAAAGAAGCTATTTTCATATTATTTCATTTAAAATTCAATTTCATCGTAATCCAATTCTTTTCCATTATTATTATTTACTTGAACTGGCTTACTTTTTGGCATAACTACTGTTGGTTTTGGTTTAACTCCTTTTTTTCCATCTTCCAAACCTCTATTATACTCTTGCTATTTGAGTAATTTTATCTAACTAGTGTAATAGTCCTTTATATTATCAAAAACTTCATCCCCATTAAGAATAAACCAAGCCGCTTTAGCCAAAGTTTCTGGGTCTTGTAAAGCTTGTGTTAAATAATTAGAACCTGTTTCATCTGTCGAAAGAATGAATTGTGCTAAATCATCCTTGTCATTATCTTCCAAATCAATTAAACCTCCAATTGAATCTATTCCATTAATAGCACTAAGAATAGAATCTTTAAATTCATTAAATTGTGCTTCCTGTTCTTGTTCAGTAGCCAATTGTTTTTGTTGGGATTCATAATCTTCTCTCTCTTTATATTCTTTACGAATTCCTTCTGCCTATTTTTTATAAAAATCTTCGTTCTATTTTGCATTATTTAATGCATTAATAGCATCTTCATCAGATAATTCTCCTACTCTT